GTGGAAACCAAAGGACCTATTTCAAAAATTGCAGGTGGTGTCTCTACAGTTGCAGATGTTCTCTCAGGAGTTCCTGTAATTGGTAAAGCTGCTTCTATGGTTGCTTGGGTTTCACGTGCTGTTGGACGTACAGCTGCTGTTTTCGGGCTTTCAAAGCCAGTTACTATTGTCCCTCAAGAAGCGCGAGTAATTAAACCAACTCAAGCTCTTATTCATACAGAAGGTAAAGATGATTCTGTCACTCTTGCCCTCCTTCAAGACAATGGTATTGATGGCTCTTCATTTATACCCGAGAACAAAGATGAGATGTCTTTGGCTTACCTTTTTGGTCGTCCAAATTTCTTCCATGTTCAAACTGCTCCTGCTTCAAAATTCTCAGCACGTCAACTTATTACGTCTTGGGAAGTTTCTCCTCTTTCAGAGTATCAATATGGTAATGTTGAAACTGCTGATACTATGTATATGGGTAGCTTTGCTTATGCTAGCATGATGGGATCTTTATGGACTGGCTCTATTAACTATGATATTATGGTTGTTAAAACTCCATATCATCAGGGTCGATTTGCTGTCGTATTTTTCCCAGAAACTAACTTAGCAGAGTTGGACAACACAAGTTCAGATCAACTTGGCGATCTTTTGACAACTAACTACAATGTGGTTTGTAATCTTAAAGATCGCCAAGATGAAAATGGACGTACCTTCTTTAGAATATCTGTTCCTTTTATTTCTAATACATTATGGAGAGAAACTTATAAGCGTAGCTCTAATGTTAATAATCCTGGACCAGATGCTACTACTTTAGATACTAAAACAGGTGTACTTGCGATTTATTCGTTGGTTGATTTATCAAGTCCTCCAACGGTTGCTGATCAGGTTACCTTCTTTATTGCTCATAGTGGTGGTGATGACTATCAAATTGCGCGTCCAATTATGAATTTGGCTCCCGGTTTTCAAAATCGTTATGCTCAATCTGATGTTGGTGCAGTATTTATTCCAGATGATGAAAATTTACTTATACCTACACATAAAACGCGTGATCCAACTGCTCAAACTACTGGTGAATACTTTTTAAGTTTGCGTGCTTTGTCCAAACGTTTTGGTTTGTTTGGCTTTTTAAGTCAAATTCCAGAATTTGTTGGGTTCAGAACGCGCAAATTTACTGAGAATGATTCTAGTGGTGCGAGAGTTATGTCACAATATAGTTTTAATGAGAGGTGTGCTCCTACTCCTTGGTATATGATTTCATTTCTTTTCCGTTTTTATAATGGATCTTCTATGCTCAAAATTATTCCTCCTACTCCATCAATGATGACTGAAGGCTATCTTCGTTTTGACGAAGTAGACGATGCTGTCACTGTGCTACCCCAAACGGATGCTATTGGCCAACCTGTATTCCAACAGCTTCAAATGGTTTCTAATGCTTATGAAATCCGTTCTCCCTACTACCGAGGTATTCGTGCCGATGTGGTAGGTTCTACACAGGTGCCTGTTCTAAATGATGTTAGAACATGTATTCGGTCCCAAAATCGAAGTGGTTTTGGATCCGTTGAAGCTGCTTCATATTTATATGAAGCTGCTGGTGACGATTTCAATTTCTTCTTCATGATTGGGCCACCTCCCATGATGGATATTAAAAATGTTACTGAGGTAGTCATTTATCCTACTGGGAATGCTGTTGACATTGATTTTGGAGTGGCTGCGAATGTTTCCCAAACTGCTACTGAAGTAATTATTTCTCCTGTTAAATTCGTACCGACACTCGCCGTGACTACAACAAGATCTGAAATTACACAGAGTGATACTGATTTTGTCACAATCGTTTTGGGATCTGGCGCTGAAGAAAAAGTTCCTGTAATTGATTGTCAGTTGCAGGAGTATCAACCAAGTGCTTCATTCTACATTCCCCTTCCTCTGAATCCTAGTGATCCAATTGATGCTACGCAAACGCTTATAGCACTTATTGCACTGGGTGCCTTTGGCATAATAACTAATGCTCCTCTAGCATAACCTCCC